ATTTATGATTTAAATTATGGCGGTAATTTACAAACATATGATGCTGCAATACAATATTTTGTAGGAGCAGTAAGTCAATTGGGTTCTGGTGAAACAGAAGAAACACTTGCAGCATATGAAAGATTAAAAACCGTTGTAGGCGAAGTTATATTAGAAACAGCAGTAAGTGTAAGTGCAGGAAATGCCGAAACACAAGATACAACAGGAACAGCAGGCAGTGCAGCAGCAGGAACAGCAGCAGAAGATCGTGTACAAGAAATAATTGATTACATTAACAGCAATGGTGCTACACCTCCAACAAAAATTTATCCTGATATCACTTGGACAACTGCAACTGAACAGGCACATTTTGCTATCTTAGACGAAGAGGGCAGAAAAAATATTTCGCAAGGCGTTATCCAATACATTGAAGAAAATATACAATCTGCAATTTGGTATAATTTTACTTACGATAGTACAAAGTGTCGTAGAGATACACAACTCATTGTTGAAGCTGTTGCAGCAGATACTTGGGACAAAGGTAATAGATATTCACATAGTGCAGGTGTTGCGTATTTTAATCAAAACTTGCTAGACTCATCACAAATATCAATTAGTGGACAAGAATTGCAAACAAAAGCTGCAATAGAACAAGCAGCAGTTTATGCTAATGCTGTAATAACTGGATTCCCAGGTATAACAGGAGATATTGAAGATTTTGTTAATTCACGTTTTAATATTGTTGCTGATGCAATTGTAGATCCGTTAGATATACCAGAAGCTACAGAAGTCAGCTCTGAAGGCGATACAACAAATAACTTTAAAATTAATCCAACAGAAACAACATTTGATGGCGATACTGCTGTTAACTTTAATACCAATATTATTACTATTGCAGGACATGGATTTACAAATGGTGAAAAAGTTATCTATGATAACGACGGTAATCCAAACATTGGTGGACTTGACCAAGAACAAACATATTATGTTAAAATTCTAAACACAGACGAATTTACACTCACTTTTGATGATTCATTAGAATTTGATGTTGACATTTTTTCTAAATCAACAGGCACACATAAATTCTTGTCAGGAGTTATTGAATTTTATGTAGAAGAAATTTTAAGCTCTCATACAACTTATCAAACACTAATATTAGAATCAGGTGCTGAAAGTTATGAATTTATTCCTGGCCGTGCTATCACTGGTACAACTGGTGCAAGTAACAATAGTGCTATTGTTTATTCATGGGAACCATTAGAACGCAGACTAAGAGTAAGTATTGAAGAAGTAGCTGTTGGTAGTAGTACATTAAGAATTCAATTTGACGAAACCAGTATAATTACAGAAGATCATGCTACAATTGCAAACACTTCTATAGGTATTAATGAAGCAGCATCTTTGCTTGGATATAGTACATCTACATTTAGTATTACAGCAACAGATGGTAGTTCAAGTTTAACAAACCTTATTAACCTTCCTGAACAAGAAATTTGGTTCCATAGACCTAGTATTGTTAACTCATCTTCTCATACATGGGAATACGCAGGTTCAGGTACAGACTATAACGCTTTACCACAGAACGGCGGTAACACTAGAGAAGAATACGAACAATATGAAGAATTACCAGGTCGTGTTTATTCATCAGGTACAAACGAACTTGGTGACTTTAAAGTTGGTGACTTTATTACAGCGTTCAACAGAACAGGTAACATTACATTTAGAAACAAAGTTCAGGTGGACGAACTTGATGCTTTGAGACTGAGCTTATCAGATGTTGCTATTGAAGAAATTTCAACAGACGTTAACTTAGGTGATGACGAAATTGGTGGTGCAAGCAACGGAAGATTATCTACTCAGTTAGCTGTACGTTCTTTTATTAGTAACAGACTAGGTGGCTTTGTTGATAAATCAGTTTCAACTGCGGCTGTTCCAGGTGCTATTGTTCAATTGAACGTTAACGGTCAGCTTAATCCTGACTTGATTCCAGCAACACGTCAGTTCACTAACACAAACACAGAAGGTTATCTGTCTCGTTTAGAGCAAGTAGATGATATTCCAGCAACTGACTTGAAAGCTGGTGACATTGCTACAGAAAACTATGAGCAAGTTGAACTTAACTTGAGTGGAACTATTACAGCTGAAGATGGTGATACTATTACACAGCCTGGTGTTACAGATGCAATTGGTTATGCAAAAGGTGACTTTACAACAAGCACTAACATTCTTGTTGCAACCATTGGAGGTGCATGGGATGACAACGACGATAGCACAGGCGATCCGTGGGAAGTAAGTGCAGGTAATCTCTATGTAAACGGTGTTGACTCAGGGGTTAACGTTACATCAAAAGGTGTTAGCACAGAAATCATTGATAACTTCTTCTTGAGAAGTAGTAATAGCAGTCAGTACTTAACACTAGATGTAAATGATGATTATACATTTACAAGTGCAACAATCACAGATGTTGAAAGAAATAGTGATATTGCAACTGCAACTACAAGCGGAGCACATAATCTTCAAGTTGGTAATGACGTTCAAGTATTAATTACAGATGATCAAACTTTTAACGAAAATACCAAAGTTTTATCTGTACCTACAACAACCACATTTACATATGCCAACCCTGATCCTGCTGATCCAACATTAGCAAGTCAAAGTGTAACCGGTACAGCTAGAACTATTGTTACTAGTGCTGACGGATCGGCTCAAGGTGCAGTTACAGAAGTTAGGTACGGTATACTTGTAAACGTTGACAATGCTGGTATTGTAGGTGGTAGTTTGTACACACCCACAGACGGTACACAAGTTTATGAAAGTGTAGATTTAACAGGCGGCACTGGTACAGGTGCAAAAGCAAACATAACCGTAACAGCAGGTGCTGTAACTGACGTTGACATTACACGAGGCGGTACTGGTTATACCGTTGGTGATACACTTGGCGTCTCCGCAGGTGATGTCGGAGGTACTGGTAGCGGATTTAGTATTGAAGCAACCGTTATTGAAAAACGTGCATATGTAAATATCCTAGGAGGTGAATTGTTTGTTGCTAGTGCATCAAGTATTGACTTTGTTGAAGATAATACTGCAATCGGTAGTAAACGAACTATAAACTTGGACGATATTATTACACACAACTTCTTAGCCGGTACTACAGCTGGTGGTGGTAATGTTAACTATACCGATTCAAGAATTGAAATTCCAAATCATGACTTATCAAACGGTGATCCGGTAACTTACAACACATTAGGAAATGTTGCAATAGGCGGTTTGTTAAACGGTAGTGTTTATTATGCAAAAAGAATTACAGCTGGAATAATTGAACTTTATGAAGACTTTAGTTTGTTAAACCAAGTTGAATTTTTAACCACTCCTGCTAACAACAATCACAACATCACTAGATACACCGTTAACGTAACAGACAATAGTATTATTGTTGAAAATCATGGTTATACAACAGGTGACGCAATACGTATTGAAACCATAGATGATGGGTCAACTGCTAATGAACTATTCAGTGTTGATAGTGAAGCAATTAATAGCGGCAGCCGATTCTTTTTAGGTAGTGTAACAACTAACTCGTTTACACTACACGCATTACGTTCAGATGCATTAAGCAGTATTAACGGGCTTGTCACTAACGCACAGGATATAGATGGTGTTGGTGTAGGTAGTGCTGACATTATTCCAAACAATGTTCAAGTTAATTCTGTTGTTAATACTTCAAGTAGATTAAAAAACAACTGGAACACACTTGCTGCTACAAACATTGATGCTGAAAACATTATTTCAGGTACAATTTCTCCAAGTAGACTTGGTGCAGCAGGTACTCCAAACAGCGATACATTCTTAAGAGGTGATAGTAGTTATTCGGTAGTTGTACAAAAACTTAAAAAAGCAACAACAACTGATAACCCAATTACACTTACAGGTTCAAGTATTAGTGGTGAATTTTATGGTGATCCAGTAAGTATCGGTATTGTTAATACAGACTATGATCCACTAGGTACTTTCTCAACACTAGGTACAAGTAGATTCTTACAAACACAATTTGATGTTGCTACCGACGGTAGCGGACAGGTGTTTATTAAAGATGGCATTGTTGATGCAGGTACACTAGATGGACTAGATAGTGCTTATTTCTTAAATCCTGCAAACCTTACAAGTCTTGTTCCTGTAAATAAAGGCGGTACAGCTATTAGTACATATGCAGTTGGCGACATACTTTATGCACAATCAACAGGTAGTTTGAATACATTATCAATTGGTCAAGCAGATACATTCTTAAAGTCAAATGGTTCTACACCTGAATGGGGTACAGCACTTGACCTTGCAGAAGGTCTTGACGTTGGATCAGCAAAATTAAGCTCATCAAGTGATGGTATTGGTCAAGTTTATAACGATAATGTTACTGCACTAGAATTAGGCGCAGATGCAGAAAATGTTAAAATTGGTAAAAATAGCACTGGTAGAAGTATTGCTACGTTTGTTAACACATATGAAGCTAACATTACACAAGACGTTGTTGTTAATCTAAACAGCGTAAATGTTAACACAAATTCAGTAGCAAACAACACAGAAAATTCTCTAACATTTAGCAACACATCAAATATTAAATTTGGTATGATTGTTACAGGTAGTGCAAGTATTCCTTCAAATACAACGGTTTCCGGTGTTACTGATACTGGTGTGTTCTTGAGTAATGCACTTACAGGTAGTGTTCTATCTGGTACAACTATAACGTTTACATACACTCCATTAACACTTGGCATTAGAGCAGGAGACAATGTTTCTATTTCTGGAAGTAGTATTACTAACTTAGATGGTACATGGCCAGTAAGTGGTGCTACAGAAAATGCAACATCGTTTACCGTAAGAACTGATGCAAACGTTACTGCAAACCCTCCTCAAACACAAATTGGTACTATTGTAAAAGAAAATAGTATGTTACTTAGAAATAACAACATTTCTTTAGGTAGTGCTGTTACCAGTGCTGCACCTGCAGATGCAACAATTAGAGGTGAAAGCGGCATTGGAAATAACATAGGTGGTGGTTCAGTAACAATTCAAGGTGGTACTGGTACAGGTAACGGAACAGGTGGTGATGTTGTAATTAAAACTGGTGAATTAGGAACATCAGGAGATATTCAACATACTCAAACTACTAGATTAACAATTGACACTAGTGGTAAAGCAGCATTTACAGGCGAAGTAGAAGTAAACAACACAATTAGCACAACAGAAACAACCGTTGGACTACTTGACGATACTGCTACAACAATTAACTTTGGTGGTGCTGCAACAACCGTTGACATAGGTGCTGCTACTGGTACAACAACCGTTAGAAACAACTTAGATGTTGATGGCGATTTTGGTGTTAAAGGCGATGTTCTTTCAACTGATATTACAGGAACATTTAACATTATTAACACCAATGCAACAACGATTAATGCATTTGGTGCAGCCACAACAATTAACATGGGTACTGGCGGAGACGGCGGTGGTACAACCACTATCGGACATGATCTTGTTGTTACTGGTGATTTAACCGTAAATGGCGATACAACAACTATTAATAGCACAACACTAACCGTTGATGACAAAAACATTGTTGTTGCAAGTGGCGCAGCAAGTGCAGCAGCAGCAAACGGCGCTGGACTTACAATTGATGGTGCTGGTGTAACATTCCAATATGATAGCACTACTGATAGAATGGATCTAAACGAAGATCTAAACTTAACTAGTGGAAATGCATTTTTTATTAATGATACAAGTGTTCTAAATAGTACAACATTAGGTTCTACGGTTTTAAGTTCAAGTTTGACTGCGGTAGGAACAATTGGAACAGGTACATGGCAAGGTAGTATTATATCACCTACTTATGGTGGTACAGGTGTTAATAATGGTACCAAAACTATTACACTAGGTGGTAACTTTACACATAGTGGAGCACATACATTAACACTTGCGACTACTGGTAATACTAGCTTGTTCTTGCCAACAAGCGGTACACTTGCAATTATTGGTAATCCGTTGAGTCAGTTTGCTTCAACTACAAGTGCTCAATTAGCTGGAGTACTAAGTGATGAAACTGGTACAGGTGTTGCAGTGTTTGGAACGAGTCCAAACTTTACAACAAGTGTTACAACCGGCAGTACAACGTTCTCGGCATTTAATACTAATGCAACAACCGTAAATGCATTTGGTGCTGCTACAGCGTTAACAATGGGTGCAACAAGCGGAACTACAACAATAAGAAATAATTTAGATGTTGATGGTGATATTAATATAGACGGCGGCGATTTAACATTTAGTGATGCAACCGTAAATATTGCTAATGCTACACCAACTACAATTAACTTTGGAGGAGCAGGTACAGGTATTACTATTGGTGCTACAACTGGTACAACTACAATTAGAAATGCTACCACAACATTAGCAGGTAATCTAAATGTTAACGGCACACAAATTAACACCGACGAAACAGGTACATTTAACTTAATAAAAGATAATGCTACAACCGTTGCATTTGCACAGGCTGCAACATTATTAGAAATGGGTGCTACTACAGGCACTACAAGAATTAGAAACAATGCAGATATTGATGGTAACTTAAATGTAGACGGTGTTCTTACAATTAGTGCAATTGATAATGTTCCAATTGGTTCAACTACACCAAGCACTGGTGCATTTACTACTCTTGCTGCTAATAATCTTGTAACATTTACAGATGCTACAAACGCAACAGGTGCAACATTTGCAGCAGGTAGTGCAGCAGTAAAAATGTCAGGTGGTTTGTATGTTGCAAAAGATATACGTGCAGACAACTTTATAGGTGATATGAGTGCTGCAAACTTAACAAGTGGTACCATACCAGATGCACGTATTCAAGCAAGTGGTGTTACACAACACCAAGCAAGTATTACAGGAACTGGTGCTTTAAATTCGGGTAGTATTACAAGTGGTTTTGGCAATATTAACATTGGTACAAGTATATTCTCAGGTAATGGATCTGGTATTACAAATATTAATGCTAACCAAGTTAAATCAGTATCAAGTAGTGTTATAGAGGATGCTGCAATCAGTGCTTCAAGTGTAACACAACACCAAGGAAGTATCACAGGCACTGGTGCATTAAACAGCGGTAGTATCACAAGTGGCTTTGGTAACATTGATATTGGCACAAGTACATTTACCGGTAATGGTAGTGGACTAACAACATTGAGTGCGAGTAACTTGTCAAGCGGTACGGTTGCCGGTGCACGTCTAGGTGGCACACAATCAATGGCTGGTGTGAAAACATTTACTAACACAACAGCAAGTACAAGTACAACTACTGGTGCAGTTAAAATTAACGGTGGTTTAGGTGTACAAGGTGCCATCTATAGTGGCGGATTTAACGGCGCAGGCGGCGGCATCACAAACCTAAATGCAAGTAACTTGTCACAAGGTACGGTTCCTAACGCACGTATTGATGGTACATACAGCAACTTAACTGGTACTGGTGCTCTTGCAGCAGGTGAAATTACTACAACATTTGGTAACATTAACATTGGTACAAGCACATTTACTGGTAACGGTAGTGGGTTAACTAACGTCGATGCTACAACACTTGATACTTTAGATAGCTCTCAATTCTTACGTAGTGACGCTGCTGATACATTCACTGGCGGTATTTTAACTTTACAAAGTGCTACTCCAGAAATTCACTTTAATGGAACAAGTGATGCCGGTATTGATATGGCAATTAAAGCAACACCTGAAGGTCTTGACTTCTATGAACCAGAAGATGGTAATAAAATTCACTTCCAAATTTTAGACGATACAGGGGTTAACTCACCGTTTGGTTATAAAGTCGGAAGTAACGTTGTTTGGCACCAAGGTAACGATGGAGCAGGATCAGGACTAGATGCTGATACCGTTGACGGACAACAGGCTAGTGAAATGTCATGGGGACATGATTTCTCTCATGGTACTTATACTGACTTTAACACATTTAACAATACTGCATTATTTGGTGGTCACTTTGTACAAGGTACCGCAAACGGTCCAGGTTTAAATGGTGCAACACAATACTATCATGCACGTTACAGCATAGGTTCCAACTACAATAACTATAGTGCTCAAATGGCATTTGGACGTAATGTTACAACACCATATATTGCAATACGTTATGAAGAAGCTGGCAGTTTCGGCAGTTGGCAGAAGATTTCAGCAGGATTTGCAGATAGTGCTACTAATGCAACAAATGCAACAAATGCTAACTTTGCTACGAACGCAGGAACACTAGATGGTTTAGACAGCACAGCATTTGCCAGAATAGATGGAAATAGTGTAACAGGTACAAGTAGTTCAAACAGAGCTGCAGGTTGGTATACAATTGCTGTTAACTCTGGTAACAGAGCAAGTGCTAGATTTGGAATAAGAGACACTGCAAGTGGTAGACACCAATCTGTGGACTTTTATGCAACGCACCACTACGGTGCTGGTAATGGTATCAACGTCTTAAGTTGTGGTAAGTACAGCGGATCGCCTATTAGATATATCCGTATCAAAGAAGGCAGCACATATGATGGTGCTTTACTTCAAGTTTACTTAGATGAAGGCACAAACTCTGTAACCGCATATTTATCAGGCGACAACTACCAAAGCGGTGGTTGGACAATGAAGAACTGGATTGCAGACGGCACTGATCCTGGCGGCTTAGGAAACTTCGCTGCATTGACAAATGTTGCTGCACAAGTTGACCTAGATCAAGTTTGGAACGGCGGTACAATACATTCTGGTATTATTTACACTAATAGTGCTGTAAGAGCACAAGGAGAAGTTACTGCTTACTATTCAGATGAACGTCTAAAAGACTTCCATGGTAAAGTAGACGGTGCTTTAGATATTGTTAACAAACTAAATGGTTATAGATTCACACAAAATGAATTAGCTACATCATTAGGTTATGAAAACGATCGTATGCAAATTGGTGTAAGTGCTCAAGAAGTTGAAGCTGTATTGCCTGAACTGATAGAAAAAGCACCACTCGGCGGTGATCATGATTACAAAACCGTAAAATATGATAAACTAGGTGCAGTGCTTGTTGAAGCATTAAAAGAAGCTGATGCAAAAATAGAAGCACAAGCAAAACAAATTGACGAGTTAAAAGAACTTGTTAATAAATTAATAGAGAAAAAGGAGTAAGCATTTTTTTGCTTACTCCACTTGACAAAGAGTAAATAAACCTATATAATGTTTAAAATGAAGGTACGATAAATGGCATTACCCGCAACAGGATCCCAAATAACAATGAGCCAAGTACGCAACTATTTTGGAAGCAGTACTACTCCTATTGACTTAAGAGGTACACTTGGTGCATTTATTGGTATCACATCGGGTAGTATTAGTTTAAGTGCCTCATTTGGCGGATATTATTTCCCAGCAACATAATAGGAGCAACTATGCGTAGTAAATACGAAATTGAAAATATTTTTCTTGCAGGCCTGTATACACCTAGCAGAAAACTAATGGCATTAAATGCTGAATCATGGACTGACGAAGAAACAGCTCATGTAACAGCAATCAAAGAAACAATTTGCAACGGCGATACAGAAGATGCTGTATTAGCACGGTTTGAAGACGAAGATAGAATGCAATGGATTCATGCATTTGGACACGCAGCAGCGTCAGACTTAATTACTATTGGTAAAGTACAACCTGATAATATGACTGCAATGCATTGTTTACCTGCTGCTGATTTTGCAGAAGCAGTAAAAGTTTGTACAACCGTTGCACGTGAAATAAACGAAGCAACCGTTTCGGCAGAACAAGAATTAAACTCAGAAGCAGTGCCTAATTTGTAAAACATGAAAGTTGCTCTATGCATTCCTGCTAGAGATCAAGTACACACAGCATTTGCTCGATCTCTAGCATTAATTACATCTAATCTTACAAAAAACAATGTAGATTTTTCTATACACATTGTGTTAGGTAGTGTAATTGCGCAAAGTAGAAATGCAATTGTAGATGAAGTTTTAGAAACTGATGCAGACTATCTGCTTTGGTTAGATTCTGACATGCATATACCAGCTACAATATTTGAAAGACTAGCTGTACACAATAAAGATATTACTGCATGTACTTACAGCACTAGATACAAACCTTACAAAAATGTAGCATTTGTAAACGAAGAAAATATCAATCTTAGACTAACTGCTGAATTTGGATTACACAAAGTTTGGGCAGTAGGAATGGGTTGTATGCTAGTGAAAAAAGATGTATATGTAAACTTACCAAAACCTTATTATAATCACACATACAACGAAGAAGACAATACGTTTAGTGGTGAAGATATCTGGTTTTGTAAATTAGCAAACGATCACAATTATGAAATATTTGTTGATGTTGATGTAAGTAAAAATGTAGCGCACCTTGGAACAAAAGCGTTTGGATTTATAACATGAATGTATTTGATAAATTTGGAATAGAAACAAATAGTTTATTTTCTAATAATACGGTAATAAAAAACAATATTTTTAATCATTATCCTATTGTTAACTATAAACAAGAAATAGAAGACTGGGAAGGACATAGTGATTATGTATGGCTAGTTGATCCAGGTGTTAAATTAGAATCCAAGTTTCCAATTCATATGAAACCTGCTCCTAATTCTGAGTTAAAAATACATCAATTTAAAGAAACATATAAAGCAAGCGGTAAAGTTAAAAGTTGGGAGTCTGTACAACTAATTCCAACTAAAGCAGGAACATATGATATAAAGCAACACGATTATGTGGCATCAATTTATGATCCATACAAAGGTAAAAGTAAATTTGATATTTTTTATATTGGCGAAAATCGAATTAAATATTACAATCTCAAGTTAAAATTTAAAAATTTATTACAAGCAGATAATGAAATACATGCCCAGCAAATGTCAAGTACAGACATGTTTTGGGTAATTTATGATGACATTGCTTTACGTGAAACATTCCAATTTAATTATTCACCAGATGATTGGAGTTTAGACAATGTACATGTGTTTGCAAATGGTAAAGGTGATTGCTTTGACGGTGTTGCTTTAATTCCAAAGGATTATTATTTTAATCAAAAAGAACTTGATTATAGATTTTATGCAAAAAAGAAACAAATTAAAATTATAGCCAGTGATCCTGAACCGTATGAAATTCACACTATTAATAATTATAATGATTATTTAAACGCACTTGAGATTTGTAAAACAAATATGTTTTGGAGTGTTCCAAGCGATGTAACACCTAATTTTGATTTTGCTTTTAATTATCATGTTGAGAAAAAAGATAGCGATGTAGTACATGTATTTAAAAACGGAGAGTACACAGATGGCATTGTGTTAATGCCTAAAAATGTAAAAGTAACACAAAAAGAAATTGAACACAGATTTTATGTTAATAAAAAAGAATTAGATATTGTTGCAGGATATCCTAAAAGTTTTAACAAATGGCATGTAAAAGAATACAAGCATTATCTTGATGCATTACAAAATTGTAAGACAGATATGTTTTGGATGATTTATCCTGGAACAAATATTGTCGAAGATTTCAACTTTGATTATTACATAAGCCATCACGAAACATTTGATCGTAATATTGCACATGTTTGGAAAAATGGTAAATTTTATGATGGTTTAGCACTTGTACCAAAATCTCAACATATTACACGGAAAGAATTTGAATACAGATTTTTTGCAAATAAGAAAGAGCATAACGAAATAGCAAGTATTCCTTCTAAATATGATATAGTGTTTATTAGTTATAACGAACCAAACGCAGATGAAAATTACGAAAAACTAAAAGAACGGTTTCCTAAGGCAAGACGTGTGCATGGTATAAAAGGCATTCATCAAGCACATATTATGGCAGCTAAAATTTGTACTACAGAAATGTTTTGGGTAGTTGATGGCGATGCACAAATTCTTGATGATTTTAATTTTGATTATCAGATTGCACATTATGATATAGATGGTAAAAATACGGTACATGTTTGGAGAAGTTATAATCCAATTAATAATCTAGTTTATGGTTATGGTGGTGTTAAGTTATTACCAAGAAAATTAACACTTGACATGGATATAACAAAGCCAGATATGACAACAAGTATTAGTAACAAATTCAAAGGTATTGAAAGCATGAGTAATACAACTGCATTTAATACAGACGAATTTAGCACATGGCGTAGTGCGTTTAGAGAATGTGCAAAACTTGCTAGTAAAACAATACACAGACAAAAAGACGATGAAACTGAATTCAGACTAGATGCATGGTGTACAAGAGGTAAAGACAAACCGTTTGGTGATGCAGCGATAGCAGGTGCTATTCACGGCAGAAAATACGGTGAAAAGTATGCACAATCTCCTGATGATTTGCGTAAAATAAATGATTTTGAGTGGCTACAAGAACAATTTAATTTACTATATCAATGACATCTAACAAATCTATTAAAGTTTTAAGTTTTTGCTGATTATCTTTGTTACGTAGAGTTTTCATTAATCCTTGATGCAATGGTTTAGGCCAGGAATTTAAATTTACCCAAGCATACCCATCGTGTTCACTATTTAAAATTGGTAAAAATTCATTTTCTACTACGCACAAGTATGTGTGAAAATTAAAAACTTCGTCGCTGCTTATAAACGTTTCTAATGGAATAGTTTTTATAATTTTATGAGATTTACCAATTTCTTCTTTTACTTCACGTTGTAACCCTTCCCAAGGAGTTTCACAACCTTCATTTTTTCCACCTACTAGTCCCCATACATTATTTTGTCTCGATTTAGTACGGTGTAATAATAAGAATTTTTTTGTTTTTAAACTATAAAATAAAGCACCACTACAAATAATTTTATTCATAAAAATACTTAGTTATAAAACAATTCTCCAAGTTGATTTTGGATAATGTCCGTCTATAGACTTGTACCAGTAATTTCTTATTGTTGGTGTATACACATATTGAACAGCATCGTGTAAGTTGGTAGTATATGTACTTCCTGATGCGTTATCTGCATTAAATATAACATTCCACTTAGAACCGTCCCATTCGATTATGTCGTTACTATCAGCTAAGAAATCATTACCTGCGTTACTTTTCCATGCATCAGGACCGTCGTTGTTTAAATTTAATTCATAATATACAACGTCATCGGTTACGTAATCTTCATCTAGTATTATGAAATATTCACCACCTCTGTTTTCGATTGTAAAGGTAACTTCTTCATTATTAACACTAACATATGCGTCAGTGACTGATTCAATGTCGTTCCATCCATTGTCGTAAACATAAACTTTGTTGTCTGTTGTAAGTTTAAAGAAATCTCCTATTGATGGAGATACAGGAAACGCTGCACCTGATGCAAAACTGCCTGGGTCTAAGTTATCAACATAATAGTCTAATCCAGTTTGTATTATGTTAGTGCTTGTTGTAGCAGTAAATCTTTTTTCGTATTTTGAACCAATAGGTGCTGTTAGCAAGTATCTAAGTCCTGGTACCTTTGACGATGTAGGATTAAATGTTTGTGGATTTATTATTCTATCTACACTTGTATACATGTTAGAATTCCTTGCAGGGCCTTCAATTGAAGTATCTGTAGGCAAAGTATCTTCTATCCATGTTATGTTAAGTGTATTTTTATCAGCATCGTTTATATTAAAAGTACCTAATACAGGTATAGGTAAATCTTCTCTATTTAATTCTATTTGACTTATGTTTGCTTGGAATTGTGCAGGAAGTTCTGCTTCAAAAACATTGTACCAAGATATATCGCCTATTCCAAATATACGATTAACTACAAGTTGAGCAGTGTTGTTTGACACATTTATATCAAAGTTTCTGTACGAAGTCATTAATGGATTGCTTAGATTACCTAATATAGTTCCACTATTTGATCCAAGACTTGCGTTTCCATTTTCTGGTGTAAAGCCGTCTAACTCTATTGTACCTTGATCTAAATTATATATGCCTGTAATAATATCTGAAATAATACCAAGTTTCTTTACTTTTGTAGGAGGTGAAATCCAAATAGGTGTTGTAAATGTAAGTGTACTAACATCTATTTCACTTTCTGTTCCAGCAGGTATACTTCTACTACTCCAAGTTGTACTTTCTAAATTTAATATAGTTAAACTAGTCCAGTCTAAATAGTTGTCTGTTGTTTGGAATTCTAAACTAGGATTAAACAACATAAAAATTTGTTCTAAGATTTGCAATTTTTGATCAGTGTTGGTGCTCCAAACATCAACATTAACGGTTAACTGATAAGGAATAGGATGCAATCTTTCAACCGTATATCCTTTTGCTTGACTAGCAACATAACTATTTGTACTCTCGTCAAACTCTTTTTCTCTAATATTTGCTTTGCTAATAAAACTAAAATCACTTGTTCTAGTTCTGTCTGGATCTAATGCAGTAATATATACCGCCATTCTTGGAGCACTAGGTAACTTGTTTTCACTATTGTCACGCATAATATTTGCAACTTGTCTAGTCAAGTCGCCATACATCACAGGAATTTCCTTTAAATCCCCGTCTCCATCTTTGTAAGAAAATTTACTTAACGCACGTACAATTTGTGTCACATATCTACGTATTTGTCCATCATAAAAATGTTGCATTAGTTATCTGCCTTAGCTTTTAATACGGTACTGATAGCTTGACGTTCTGTAACTTCAGCTCCCATAATTGTATTCTTATTTGTATTGTTAATAAACGTTCCAAGTAATGTATTTTTTGTATCTGTTTGTGTAAGATCGGCTCTTACATTGTCTTCTACTTTCTTCCATACTTGACCTGTGTATCTAAACAATCTATTAGGAGATAAATCTGTTCTTAAAAAATAATCATTTTCAACAGGTTCAGATGGAAAACTACTTCCTACACCGAACGGGTGTCCATTAGGAGGAATACCATCTCCTATTAAGTATCCTGTATAACCAGTACGTGGAGGTGTTTCTAAAATTAAGTTTACATCAAACGCACTATCGGTAGTAATAGTATCTACGTCAACTGAAACAATTTGAACGTTGCCTTTATCGTCTGTTGTTACCGTATAAAAATGTTCTGTTGCATAGCCGCTTTTTGCAGCATATTCTTCGCCTTGTGCAATTACTGCATTGTTTATTTGCATTTCTATTTCGTATGTACTTAAAATGTCTCTTAGTGTTGTATCGCTGTTTTCCACAGCTGGTAAGTCTAATATATCTTTGTATTCTTGTCCGTCGTATATTTGTTTTAGTTTTATGCGATATAGGTGTGGATACCAAGTTTGACTAAACCCTTCACTTGCTCTAGTAACATCTTCTACTACATAAAATCTTTTTAATGCAACTTCAAAATCGTTTGCTGCATATTCGTCTATCAAATGAGGAAATTCAATAACATCTCCACTCATTATTTTTCTGCCTAAAGTTTTTACACTACTATTAATATGCATTGTTACAAAAATAGTGTCGTTGGTTAAAAACAATCCAAATTGACTTAAATTAAAATCTAAGTCTTGTACCGTATAATGTCCTCTAATAGTATAAATGCTTTCATCATATTTTCTGTCTCTATTTTCTAAAAATAATAAATCTTGAATATTTGTTTCTTTTACAGCGTCATACTGAGGTTGTTCAGGTGTTGAATCAGAATCACTTGGATTCTTTGGACCTAAATATTTGTGTATATTTAAATCAGTGCCACCAACCGTAAACATTTCGTAGATTGTGTTATCTAAGAAATTGTAGTCTTTTGATTTTTGTGGTCTATATAAACTTAACTTTGGCATACACATATTTATCGATAAATACTTTTGGAGACTAACTATGAGCAACGCAACTGCATACCAAGAAATTTATGATTATGTAAACACATTCCTCGGCGGAGGCATGATCGATGTAGAACTTGATCCTATTCATTATGAAACTGCATTGAAAAAAAGTTTTAACAAATACAGACAGCGTAGTGAAAACAGCGTTGAAGAAAGTTATATTACATTTACTATCCAAGAAGACACTAACGAATATACATTACCAAACGAAATAATAGAAGTTCGTAAGGTGTTTAGACGTAGTGTAGGTAGTAGATTAGGCGGCAGTGCAGACGGTGGTAGTTTATTTGAACCATTTAACTTAGCATATACAAATACATATTTGTTAGCAGGTAGCGGAATTGGCGGTCTTGCAACATATGATTTCTTTGCACAACAGCAAGAACTTGTTGGACGTATGTTTGGTAGTTTTCTAGAATTTACTTGGAATACAAGTAATAAAAAGTTTACGCTTTTACAACGTCCGAGAGCCAACGAAGAAGTGTTGTTATGGTGCTATAACTACCGTCCAGATTTTGAGTTGCTAAAAGATTACAAAGCCAATCAATGGATCAAAGATTACACATTGGCTAACTGCAAATACATGTTAGGCGAAGCACGTAGTAAATTTTCAACCATTGCAGGACCTGGTGGCGGCACTACACTTAATGGTGATACACTTAAATCTGAAGCCCAGCAAGAGATAGAAAAACTAGATAAAGATTTAGATTTAGCAGTAGCAGGCGGAATAGGTTACGGTTTCTTAATAGGTTGACAATCTTTTTATATTATTGTATTATAAAAATAAAAAGAGGTTGTAATGGAATTACCTAAATTACTTGTAATTGGTCACGGTAGGCATGGTAAAGATACCGTTTGTGAATACCTACGAGACAAGTATAATTTTACATTTGAAAGTAGTAGTAAATTTTGTAGTAAACTTTTTATATTTGAAATGTTAAAAGACAAGTACGGATATAAAGACGAAGAAGAGTGTTATAACGACAGGCATAACCATCGTGCCGAATGGTATAATGCTATATGTGAATATAATAAAGACGATCCTGCTAGATTAGGTAAAGCAATTTTTTCTGAACACTCTATATATTGTGGTCTGCGTAACAAATTAGAATATTTTGAAATGGCAAAACAAAATGTTTTTGATTTTGTAATATGGGTAGATAGAAGCAAACACCTGCCTCTTGAATCTAAAGATAGTATGAGCCTTGCAGAACACATTGCAGATTTTGTAATAGATAATAACGGTTCTTTAGACGAATTGTATCTTGCTGTTGACGAAGTTGTTGAAGAAATCATTATAAGATAGTTTTTCTCCTTCAAAACCCCTATTTTCTCCGCTGATCAGCTAAATAATAGTAGGAAGTACTATCCATAGGAGAAAATAAAAATGGCATTAACATCACCAGGTGTACAGGTTTCGGTAATTGACGAGAGTTTTTACACTCCAGCTGAACCAGGCACAACACCAATAATTTTTGTTGCTACTGAACAAAATAAACTAAATGGTAGCGGCACTGGTATAGCACCAGGTACATTAGCAGAAAACGCAGGTAAAGTTTACCTTATTACATCACAACGTGACTTAGTAGAAACTTTTGGAGATCCAAAATTTATTACTGATGTAAACGGAAATGTAGTACAAGGTGGCGAGCAAAACGAATACGGACTTCAAGCTGCTTATAGTTTCTTAGGCGTAAGCAATAGTGCATATGTTGTAAGAGCAGATGCAGATCTAGGAGCACTGAATGCAAGCTCAACTGCTACAACTGCTGATCCAGATGATGGCACATGGTGGTTAGACACACAACTTTCAAAATATGGTATTTTTGAATGGGATAGTTCAGCCGTAACAACAGAAACAGGACAAACATTTGTTGCAAAAACACCACGCATTATCACTAGTGTTTCTGAACTAGCAGATAGCGGAGATGCAACAAGCGCACCTAACACAGGTATTGGTGCAAAAGGTGAATATGCAATTGTTGCAACAACATCAACAATTAAATTATATTATAAAACAAACGACAATACATGGGTAATTGTCGGTAGCGAAGATTGGACAGGCGCTGTTCCAACCGTTACAGGAACAAACACCGTAAGTAACACATCATTTACAATCGGTAGTACTTTCGTAATTAACCCAACAAGCGCAAGTGCAGAAAGTACTGAAATTACCTTTAGTACAGGTTCAGCTACACTTGCACAAGTAGTTGCAGACATTAATACAGCAATGTCAGGAACTGGAGTTAGTGCTGAAATTAGAGACAATAAAATAGTACTTCTAAATGACGGATCTGTTAGCGATGTTATTCAAGTAGTAGATGGTGTTAATCAACCGCTTTCAACAGCAGGTATTACAGAAGGCTTCTATTATGCTCCTAAAGTACAAATAAGCAAACACACTGATGTTCCTGCTTATAAGTCAGGAGATACAAACCCTCGCCCAACTGGTAGTATTTGGCTTAAAACTACTTCTCCAAATGCAGGTGCAGATTGGAAAGTTAAGCAGTTTAATGCAGATACAGCTCTTTGGGGAGCAGTTGATGCACCTGTGTATGCAACTAACAATAGTGCATTATACAACTTAGATCGTTCAGGTGGCGGCGCAAACCTAAGTGCAGGAGCAGTTTATATTCAAAGTAATGCTGCCGAAGATACAGATCCACTAGGGCAATTTAGACCATTTGTTAGACGTGCAGCAGGTACTACAAGTGTAACAAGTAACAAAGTTTCTACACAACTTACTAATAGTCAAAGTTATTCATTTACACTATCAGAAACAATTGTCGGTCAAGAAGCAATGACATCAGCAGCAACGGTAACATTCACTGCCGCAAGGAGTAGTGCAGATGCAGCCACAATTGCAAGTGCAATTAACGCAGCAGGTTTAGTAAATGTATCAGCAAGTTATGATAGTCAAAACAGACTTGTAATTACACACAGAGTCGGCGGCGATATACGTATCGATGATACAGACGGAGCACTTAACTTAATTGGTTATAGTCCATATGATGTAACAGATAGCACAGGAACACTTAACTTATATGATCAGCCTGGTACATCAGGTGCAGGTACCTGGGTAGCAACATTATGGCAACCACTAGTTTATACAGCAAGTGCTAATGCACCAACTGCATTAGCAGCTGATGGCGCACTATGGTACAGCAGTGTAGTTGACGAAGTAGATATAATGGTACACAACGGTACTAAATGGGTCGGCATACTACATACTGATTCACAATATTACAATGCAGATAGTACATTAGCACCTGATCCAGAAGGTCCTATTGTTAGTGCGACAGAACCAGAAAACGGTGATCGTTCAGATGGCGGCAACTTAGTAACAGGTGATATTTGGATTAGCACAGCAGATATTGACAACTATCCAGGAATTTACATGTACAATGCAGTATTAGGATCATGGGTAGCAATTGATACATCAGATCAAACAACTGAAAATGGTATACTATTTGCAGATGCTCGCTGGAGCGATGCAGGTTCTGATAGCGATGCAGCAGATATAGTAGATCTATTAGTAAGTGACTTTGTAGACTTTGACGCACCAGATCCGGCACTATATCCAAAAGGTATGCTACTATGGAACACACGTAGAAGCGGATTTAACGTAAAGCGTTTTGAGCGTAACTACGTAGATGTAACCGCGGACAACGAGCGTTATGGCGATGCAAGTATGGCAGCATACTATCCACACCGTTGGGTAACTGCTTCAACAAATAATGCAGATGGCTCAGGTAGCTTTGGACGTAATGCACAACGTAAAGTTGTAATTAATTCACTACAAGCACTAGTGTCAGCTAACCAAGATATCCGTGATGACGAGACACGCACATTTAACTTAATTGCTTGCCCAGGTTATCCAGAATTAATTGGTGAAATGATCACTCTAAACTTTGACAGAGGCTTAACAGCATTTGTTGTAGGTGATTCGCCAATGCGTTTAACACCAGATGCAACTAGCTTAGGCAATTGGGCATCAAATGTTAATGTTGCTGTAGAAGACAACGATGACGGTTTAGTAAGCAGAGACGAATACATGGGTGTATATTATCCAAGTGGTTACACAAGTGATAACTTAGGAAACAATGTTGTTGTTCCAGCTTCACACATGGTACTACGCACATTTGCACTTAATGACCAAGTTGCTTATCCATGGTTTGCACCAGCAGGTACAAGACGTGGTGGTGTAACTAACGCTTCAAGTGTTGGATACATCAATAGCGAAGGTGAATTTGTTTCAACTGCACTAAACGAAGGACAAAGAGACATTCTTTACACTAACAATGTTAACCCAATTACATTCCTAAACGGTGCAGGATTGGTAATCTTTGGACAAAAAACTCGTGCAAGGAATGCAAGTGCATTGGATAGAGTTAACGTTGCAAGACTAGTTGTATATCTACGTAGTCAACTTTCAAAACTTGCAAAACCATATCTATTTGAACCAAATGATAAAATTACACGTGATGAAATCAAACAAGCAGTGGAAACACTAATGATTGAACTTGTTGGACTTAGAGCACTTTATGACTTCTTAGTTGTATGTGACGAAACAAACAACACTCCTGCAAGAATTGATAGAAACGAGCTATATGTAGATATTGCAATCGAACCAGTAAAAGCAATTGAATTTATTTACATTCCGCTACGTATTAAAAACACAGGAGAGATTGCAGGTCTTTAAAAAATTGGGGTCGGCAAAAGTCGACCCTAAATAGATAAATACTTGTGTATTAAGGAGAACATATATGTCAATCTCAACATTAACAAAGATTTCAGTGCCATTAGCAAGCGATAGTAGCGCAAGCAACCAAACATTGCTAATGCCAAAACTACAATATCGTTTCCGTGTCACACTAGAAAACTTTGGTGTTTCAGCAGAAACAAATGAATTAACAAAACAAGTTGTAGAAGCAACAAGACCTACACTTAGTTTTGAAACAATGCCACTAGACATTTATAACTCAAAAGTTTACCTTGCTGGTAAACACACTTGGGATACCGTAACATTATCGTTACGTGACGATGTTACAGGTAAAGTACAAAAACTAGTTGGCGAACAATTACAGAAGCAATTTGATTTCTTTGAGCAATCAAGTGCAGCATCAGGTTTAGATTATAAATTTACACAAAAAATTGAAATACTAGATGGTGGTAATGGACAAAACGAAGTAGGAGTTCTTGAAACTTGGGAACTATATGGCTGCTTCTTAACAAACGTAGATTACGGTACACTAAACTACGCAAACAATGATGCAGTAACGGTTGCATTAACAATACAATACGACAACGCAATTCAGTTAGGCGAAGGCGTTGGTAGCTCAACCGTAGCAAGAAACGTAAGCACATCTACTACAGGTGGCGGCTCGTAAAACTTAATATGAGATTGACTAAAAAGGAGCATTTTTTAGTGCTCCTTTTTTTATGATAAATATAATATGGCATGGCAGAACGAATATTTTGATAATTTATCTTCACTAGGTAAAGTAAAAGGCAACTTAGGTGACTTTGCTCACGCAAGTGCTACATTTCTACGAAATAATCATAGATTAGCACCAAAGTTTAAATTTCTTTTTCATGTTAACTTTAGTATTAATCCACAAGCATTAGCACAATATAACTTACAAGATTATTTAAAAACAACCGAATTTAATCTATTAGTCGAATCTGCACAATTACCTAATTTTACATTAGATACAGAAACTTTAAATATGTACAATAGGAAAAAAATTGTACAAACTAGAATTAATTACGAACCTGTAGAAATAGTATTTCATGACGATATGGCCGGTTTAACAACTTTGTTATGGGAAGCATATTTTAGGTATTATTATCAAGATGGAGAATATACAAGATTAAACTCCGATGGTAGCTCTAATAATAATCCTGCTGCTTTTAGAAATACACCAGTAAGGAACATTCCTGCATCATTTAATTATAGATACGGTTTAGATAAAGGCAATAAAACGCCTAGTGTACCATTTTTCAATAGTATAACA